AATGAAGAAGTAGAATTTCTTAATAATTTCATTAGATCTAACACTATATGGGACATAACAGAAACACATTATAATGATGAGGGTACTGTTATTTATGATGCAGATTACTGGAAAGATAGGGTAATTACTAAGCCAAATATAGAAAAGGCTAATCCTAAAGTATCAATTATTATTAACAACATGGTTGCTAGACTTAAGCCTATCGTAGATGATTTTTTTAAGGTGGACGCAATGCCTACGAATCCTGCCATGGTTAAGTGGCTACCAGGACAACTTCAAATGCCTCATGCAGATAAGGAGTTGCACGTTGGAGAAGACGCAGGGAAGCCAAACGACTTCCCTTGGTATGACCTTGCCAGCCTATTTTATATAAATGATGACTATGAGGGTGGGGAATTGTATTTCCCACATCAAGATATTCAATTTAAACCAAAGGTAGGTGCTGCATACTTCTTCCCTGGAGATATGAATTATATTCACGGAGTTACTGAAGTTAAATCAGGTATTAGATACACCGTCCCCTTCTTTTGGACAATTCTAGAGCATACTGGAGATTCTAGGCCATGATAATAGATTCAATAAACACAGAAGATTTTGTTATCTATAAAGATGATGAAAATAAATTAGGTGAGTTGGGTATTACTCAAAACAGAATAATTGAGATACCAGATTTTGTTGATGAGAATACTGCAAAGAGTATGATCGAATACTTTGAATATAAGGCATCAATGTGGGGACCAATTGCATTTTATGGATCATCTGGGATGGGCCTTATGCATAATGATCCAGAACTTTCGAACTTTGGATTACCAGATGACTTCTTTTCAAAAATACAATCTAAGTTTCAGGAATCAGTAGAATTAATATTCGGTAGACCTGTAAAGGCTAATACATCACATGCACAAAAATGGGATGTTGGAGGATTTGCCGCAGCACATTCAGACAACTCCGACTTTGAGGGCAAGCCTAATTCTTTTCAAATAAATAAATATGTTGGAATTTTATATTTGAATGGAAATTATGGTGGGGGAGAACTTTATTTTCCAGAGCATGAGATTGAAATAAAGCCTAAGTCGTTATCATTTATTTCTTTCCCTGGCGGGGTAGAGAATATACATGGAGTTAGAGAAATAACAGAGGGAACTAGATATACAATGGTTTCATTCTGGGATTTTGCTGAATCTGAATATTCTGATGAGTTGAAGTCTGAATGGGAGCAAGAATTGCTTAGGGTGCGAGCAGAGCAAGAAGCCCAAAGAGAAGAGTGGTCAAAGGGTAATAAGTATGCGTAGTCTAATAAATAAGCCAGAAATATATAATGACAGTATTTATTACTACAAGGGCATACTGCAAAGACCTGAATACATAGTTAAATTAATAGAACAAAATAATTCAAATTCAGATCTTATTAGTGACTGGGTTCCATGGCAATCCTCAGACGGAGACTACACATTTGGAAGAACAAAAAGAATAAATTTTGAACACTACCCAAATTCTTCCGATGAGTCTAAGTTCATATACGGATCTATTTTGTCCGCAATTAGATTGGCTGGTGTTTTCTATGCTAGAAATAAAAATATTAATTTAGGTAAACAGTCTCCAATTTCAATATCTAAATATGACGAGGGAAAGTTTATGGGTCCTCATACTGATGAAAAAACTGGAGCGCATATATCTGGAGTTTTATATTTAAATGATAATTACTCTGGAGGAGAACTAGAATTTCCTAATCAAGAATTTTCAATAAAGCCTGAGGCTGGAAGCATGATTGTTTTTCCATCCATAGGTGAATACATTCATGATCCAAAGCCTGCCTACGGCGGGGAGAGATACATTTGCCCCGTATTCTGGTATAATTAAAATGTGCCAATTCCTATAAATAGGTTATGGTGAATGTAAATTTAAGTAGTTGATAATATGGCATATTCAGATATAGTGTTGTCAGACCTTCCCTTAGGCTATTGGGGAGGTCCAAGCGTATCTAGAAAAAATTTACTTACCGCCAATCAATATTCTATAGAGTCATCTACTTCTGGATGGACTGCTTTAGACAATACATCTATATCTAGGGTAACCTCTGATTCATGGATAGGCTCCGCAAGTTTGCAAATAGATCCATCCTCTACTTCTGAGGCAGGATTTAGAATTGCTAGTGGGTCTAGAATACCCCTATCATATGGTAGGACATATACTATGGTTGCGCGGGTTAAAAATACTTCTGGTTCTAGAAAAGCACGAATAAGAATAGAATATTTTACTACTCAAAGTGGATCTACCCTATCCCAGTCAGTAACGCTAGGTCAGGTGTATGATATATCAAGTACAGAATGGACTACAATATATCATACTGAAACCCTGCCTACTGGAACATCAACGAACTACTTTGCGTCATGGGGGATAGTTACAGATACAGGCTTGGCATCAGACCTAATATTATGCGACGGAATTCAGTTTTTTGAAGGACCGCTATATGCAATGTATGATCAACAATATCAAAATGATGCAACCTTAAGATATATTAATTATCAAAAAAGTAAGCCAATTATCTTTAATGGTTCAGAGTCAGTAAGACTTAGCGGGGACGCGGTATTAGAAATATCTAATCCATATAAATTATTTATTAATGGATCAGAGAGCAAAAGTGCTTCAATAGATTTCTGGTTTACTTTAGAAAAGCCTCCGTCATATAGGCATCAGTTATTAAAAATAGGCGCATTCATAAGTTGCTACATAGAGAACGACAAACTATACATAGACTATCTTGGTAGCAGAAGTTTTGTTCAGATAAATAATTGGGACATGCAGCATTACGTTAATGTTGTTTATTCTCAAAAAACCATATTTTTATATGTAGATGAAAATTTATCGACGTTCCTGGACCTTGGATCTAATTTTCAATTTGATAGGGTTATCGAAGAAATTACCCCAACAATAGTAGTTGGGCCAGCATCTAGATCAGTCAATCTTCTTACCAACTCCTCTTTCGAGGACTCAGAATTTGGTTGGCAGGCCACGAATTCTTCTATTGAATACATTACCTCTGATTACTTTTCTGGATCTAAGTGTTTACAAATTACTAAGCAAGCAACATCTAATTCAGGAGTTCAATCAGTAGACTTTTACCCAGTAGTTCCTTATGAGTCATACTATCTTTCAGCGTATGTAAAAATACCTTCATCTAACGAGTCCTCCACTCTGAGGCTTGTGTGTGAGGAATATGATTCATACGAGTCTGAAAATTTGTTAAAATCAACTACTCAAAATATTGTTTTAAGCAATAATAATTGGCAAAGAGTTAGTTTAGAATTTACTCCAGACATATATACTTCAGTAGTTAGAGTTAAAATTATTCAGCCATCTTCTGGAACAAACGGGCAAAAATTCCTATGCGATGCGCTTCTGCTAGAAAAATCAAATTCTTTATCAACATGGTCAGAAAATCTAAATGATTCAGATCCAATTTTTATTTCAGACATAGGATTTTATTCATACGATATTGGAGATGAGAAAAGATTAGATAGATATTTTTATGGAATATCAGACAACCCAGACGAACTTGCTATAGAGTATGGGGCGGATAGATTTGATATTAATTATTCAAGTAGTCTTTCTGAATCAGAAATAAACATTCTTTCTTCTGAAAATATTTTAAATGCTACTCTAGATAATCTTGCTTATGATCAAACATCATTATTAATGTCTGCCCTATCTACAGAGTCTGTAGTTATTGGAAATGATGGCGGAGAGGCAACACTAAATAAGAATGGAATAAAGTTTTCTGATTCTGCATTTCTACCACTATCTCAGATAGGTGGGTACTTTAATCCTATATCGTCTACTATAAGATTCCAGACGACCTTTGACGATAATAGTGGAGATGGAACCGCACTATTAATAGGCGGGGTGCTGAACTGCTACGGCATTGCCTTACAAAAAAGATCTAATAAATTAAAAGTGATGCTTATAGAAGATGTGTCACAGACACCCACCGAACTACTTGAAACAGAAACGTTATCAAATGGACTTATTAATATTGCATTAAATCTAGAAAATCAAATTTTATCTGCAAAAATCGGGGAGGAAGAATTTTTATCAATAGATATACCTGTAATTACTTCTAATGCAACACTATCTATTGGTAACATTCCAGAATCATCAGATGCATATCCAGATTATATTAGAAATTTTACAATAGATGGACTAACAGACTTTGCTGACATTAATTGGATTGAAACTGGTAGATACACTCTAAGGTTAAATAATTCATTAAATATATCTCAGAAATCTACATTTAATTATTCTACCGCCGCACTTATCCCAGCAAATAACAGTATCGTTACCTTTAATACATCTGCTCAAAACAATATAAAGATAAACAACGTAAGCGTAAAAGATATAACATACATACCAGGGTTTAATTATTCTGATCCAGAGCCAATAAGCATAGAAGTTACGCTTATTAGCGAAAATTCTACTACAGATAGAAAGTCGGTAAACAACCTCTATATATCTTCATACAATTCAGAGAGCCTGGTTTCATCACTATCAAGGTTTAGTTTGGACAGCAATTCATCAGAAAATATGCCATATATCATGAATGTTATATCATCCAATGTGCTTTCTCATGATGATAATTTAGGATTAAGATTTGATAAATTAATTTCATCTGGATGCAAGGTAGTCTCCAATCAATCAAATACAT